GTGGTTATAAAATGAACGGATTAAAAAACATTGAAGGAGTTAAACAATGAATAAAAAATTATTAATATTATTATGTGTAGCATTCATAGCTACAGGTATTGGGTTTATAAGAATAACCCAACATCAAGAGCAAAAAAATGATCAGAGTCAAAGGACTATTGTAAATACAATAACAAAGACTGTGATAGTAAATGTTCCTAGGGAGAAAAAGTATAAGAACATAAAATGGAAGATTGTTTCATATAATACTCTTAAACAAATGTCCACCATTTTTTATGAAGACATGAATCAATGGCAAAGAATGTCCAGCAAATTTGTCCCAGCGGCTGGTGGAACTGGTTGTATTTTATACCCAACAATAAATGAAACCCCAATAGTTTATACTAATGGAACATCATATACAAATAATAGTAAATCATATAATACAAATGTAAGTAAAGTAGAAACTATTTTTACTAAAATTAAATCTGTGTTTTTCTAAATAGTTTTTCATATTTTAAAACCACCTCAGCCTTGATGATAATGAAATATCATCAAGGCTTTTTTTACGCCTACTCTTAAAAAATTCATATAAATAATAATATACATTAGGAGAAATTCGCTATGGCAAAACCCCAAAATAAATCAGAATTCCAATCATATATTAAAAGAAAACTCGGATCCCCTATAATAGAAATTGAAATAACTCCAGATCAATTTGATGATATAATAGATGAGGCTGTTAATTTTTATTGTGAAAATGTATATGAAGGACAAAAAGATGCCGCATACCTTATTAATCTACTAGATGGGACTTTAGAATATGTATTGAATGACATACCTGGTTTGGAAAATTTATATTCAGTTACCGAAGTAGTAGATCCAACGTCAGCAGGATATATATTTCCTTCCAATTATGGTATTACCCCTGCAGACGTAGATTGGTTGGTTAGTCTTGGTAGATTAGAAGGTAATAATCTAGTGGACTATGAAATAGCTATGGAGAAAATATCAGCAATAGAACACGTTGTTGTTCCCAGAACAGAATGGAATTATAATTTTAATACTGGTATATTAAGATTTAGTACAAACCCATATGATAGAACAAATAAAGTGGTATTATTATGTTCCATATTATTAGACTATGATGGAAATTCTACTGGAAAATTTTGGTCAAACAAATGGCTAATTGAGTACGCTACATCGATGGTAGGAATGCAGTGGATGCAAAATTTGAGGAAATTTTCTGGACTAAACATTCCTGGTGGTGGAGAAATAAACGATAGGTATAGTGAATTTAAAGACGAGAAAGATCGACTTGAACTATACGCTGTGGAAAGTCTTAGTTATGCCCCATCAGCATTTGTTCCTTATTTAGCATAAATAACCATATAAATAATAATGTAGGGGGACAGAGAGATTGCAACTCTTTTTCCCGAAACCCAATTAGTAAGGAATAACCCCTACAAATATATCTATTGGGAGATCAAATGCCAACAAAAAAATCATCATTGCAAGAATTTATAAAAAGATCCAATAAAATCCATAAAAATAAATATAATTATTCCAAATCAATTTATAAGAATAATAAAACAAAGATAATTGTTACATGTCCCATTCATGGATATTTTAAACCAACACCAAACAATCATATATCTAAAGGATCTGGATGTCCTGAATGTGGTATTATAAAAGTATCATCTACTAAAAGAAAAACAATAGAACAGACTATAATAGAAGGAAATAAAAAACATAATAATAAATATG